TAGTTCCTTTTTCTACCCAAGTACCTGTCTCGGTTGGAGCAGAAGTTCTGATTAGATATGAACCAATAGGTTTAACACTACTTGTTATTGTAGAAAGATATCTGTCAAGACATGCCTTTACAGTCTCTTTTCTATGAGCATCTGACATTAGTATAAGACCCTTGTAAGTTCCTGTCTTTGCGTTAAAGGGTGAAGAAGTTCCTCTTGCAACTGCCATCAAATCAATCTCGGTAGGGATATCCCCAGAAGGAAGAGTTGTTCTTTGATATAAATTGTAATTTGTTGTACCATCTGCTCTGGTATCTTGTAAGAAGTTTGAAACCGCAAGAGTATAACCACCGCTCGGTATTGATGTTGCTATCTTAAATGTGCCAGGATAATCGTTTGCATATATAATACCCGCAAGAGTTTCACCAAGTTCTAATTGGTCAGCATCATTAAACTCTTGTAGTCTTATTCGACTACTTACTTCGTGTTGATATAAAGGATGACGGAAATTAGAGGGTTCACTATATGTAGCATCTTGTTGATATACAATTGTATTTGTTGTTGTGATATTAAGAGCACTAGAACCATGTTCACCCACATCACCATCACGACGTGTATTAGTGAATGTCCCGATACTTAAATCGTTTGTCTGATTTGTTTTACCAAGAGAACCAAGCACTGATTCACTATAAGTTCCTGAAGCAGTTTCTAACTCTAACCCCGCAAGATATGCAAGGTAGTTGTGTTCAGCAGTTGTTATTTCCTGAACATCATTATCAGATTTATGTTTTAATGGTATTTTAGGCATTAACTAATCCTAGTTCAACTGTGTTCCTGCAGCATTAAACACTAAAGGAACAGACGCTGCCGTAGCATAGTGTGCACTACTATTACCGTCGAGTAAGTCAGCGTCTAATCCTGAACCAGAACCATCAACAGTTTTAATTGCTGTTAGTATTTGTGCTGCAGTTTGATCAGCAGTTGCACTTGCTTCTATCGCATCTAACTTATTTTTTAGGGCAGTTGTAAAGTTATTATCAGTTTGAGTAGCAACTACGAAATCAATATCCCCAGTACCATCTTGATAAGTTACTGTAATTCCAGTTTCAGTACCACCTAACATTCCACCAACTATATCTTGTACTTGTTCGGTTGATAATTGTGTATTAGTATCTGTTGATGTTATTGTTATTGTACTTTCATCTGTTCTTGAAACAGTTGATGAACCAGCACCTACAAATTTTACATCATCTGTTGTTGCTCCATCATGTCCTGCTCCTGTTAATCTTAATTTGATACCACTTGAAGATACGACTGAAGTTGAGTATGTGTTTTGAGTGTTTGTATCTGAATTCCAAGGGACATTAACAAACATCTTACCGCTTGATAATTCAACAGGATAATTTTGACCATTTTCAGAATATCCAATTTTAACAAGACCTAATGTATCAGAGGTAGCAGTTACAAGAGCAGAACTGATTGTACCAGTGCTTGAGTCTAAATCTATACCATTCCCTTCAACAAGTGATGCGAATACATTTGCGGTATCCGTAACATTAGCACCTGCCTCAATACCACTTAACTTAGTAGTATTAGCGAGAGTTTCTGTATGGAGTTCATTAATTGCACCTACAACATCTGAATCTTCACTCGTAAGCATTTGAGAAAGTGTACCTATTATGGTATTGTTTGCTGATGCGCCATTGGTGTTGATTTGAGTTATGTCGCCTTGTAATTCATTAATTGCGGCAACTAAATTAGTTCTATCAACAGTAATAGCATTATCTAAACTACTGAGTGTACCTACAGACGCTGCCGTAGCATAATATGAACCATGTTGTCCATCTAATTTATCAGCATCTAATTCTGTACCTGCACCATCAACAGTTATTAATTTAGCAAGTATTTCTGAGGCAGTTTGGTCTGCAGTCGCACTTGCTTCTATTGCATCTAACTTAGTTTTATCTCCGTCTACAAAAGCACCTTCAGATGGTTTAGGTTGCAAGGTAGATATTGTAACACCTTTAACTCCTGCGAGGTCAGTAAGTTCGGAGTCCATCAAGGCACCAGCAGCAGTTACATTAGAAGTATCCGTTACGTCCGCACTTGCTTCGATACCATTAAGTTTAGAATGGTCTGCGTCTGTAAATACATTAGAGTTGGTTGCTGCTTCTACTGCTGCTCTGATTTCTGCGTCAGTTTGATCAGCAGTAGCATTATCTTCAATACCATCTAACTTAGTACCATCTGTAGAAACATCTCTACCGTCCACAGTACCTGCTATACTTATGTTTCCGCCCATAGTGACATTCGCATTAGCAAAGGTTATTGCGGCATTACCTCCGCTTTTGATCACTGAAGAAGCACCGAGTTCTAAGTCTTGTGGAACTGAAACTCCTGTAGCAGTTGTAGCAATTCTTGAAACATTATCGTGATATAAATTTACTGCACCATTATAAGTGAAAGACGCCATATTCTCGTCAGCAGATTTCGCTTTTATATATATTGAGTCGCCCTTGATTATTGAGTTAGTGGCGTCGTGTAAAACTATTAAGTCATCGCCTGTACCAACTCGTATCTCTTTATTATCGACTACAGACAGATGTCCTGTTAAAGAAGTTATCGGTGCGGCAAGAGATATACCACTAGCATGAGTAGTTGTTATATCGAATGCATCTGAACCCGCACTAATACCTTTCGCGGAGGCATCAAAGACACCTTCTATTTCATTGATTGCTCCAACCAAATCGTTTGCGGTTGTAGTTAAGTCTGTTGCAACTAAGTTATTTGAGGTTCCTCTTATTCCAACTTCTAATTCATTTATTGCCCCAACTATAGTAGTCTTTACATTTGTAGTTAAATCCCCAGTCGCTCCTAAACCAGAAGAAACTGTATTGAAGTCTGTCACCAAAGTTGTGAAGGTATCTGTTATAACAAGTTGTGGTGTTGTTGCGTACTCTGCCATTATAGTTTCTCTATTATTGTGTTTAAGAGTTGTTTCATCTCAGAGACATCTGTCTTGAGTTGTTCGAACTCCATTTCCTTATTTATTCTATTTTTCTTTCTTTCACGCGCTGCATTAATCTCACTAGTATTTATATTCACGATTGCTCCTGTTCTTTTATCACGAGCAAGTCCTGTACCGTTTTCACACCTTACTAAATTATTATTCATTATACCGCCATAGCAATAGAACGTAAATCTTTAATTTTAGGTACACGAGAAGAGTTAGTTCCACGCATTACAATCTTTAATTGATATTGTGTAAAGGCATCAAGTTCACCTTTTACACCGCCCACAAGATATCTATACTCACGGAACCTTCTTCCGTCAGGAGCAACATCTGTTTCTGGAGATATTAATATCCAATCATTACTAAATATATCCGCTCCATCTGTACCTGTCCTATAGTATAAATCAACATGAGAGTTTTTAGGTCTAAGTGCGCCAAGAATAATTTTTAAACCAACAGAAGACTCTTCAAGAGTTTGTACTGAGGTCATATGCTTAGATAGTGACGAACCACCAAACGCATTAGTTTCTGCGACATACCCTAATGGTACATTACTACTTTCTCCTGGTACAGCACTTGCAACTTGATCATCAATCATATTACGAAATGTTATAAGTGATGTTCGTTGAGCATCTATGAGAGGAGATACGTTAGCATGTTTAGTTGTCATATCAACTTTAAAAGTTACAGACTTAGTTCCTGCTGCAAAGTTACTAGTATTTGCTTCTGCTACGGGTGACGCGATAAGTCTAGGTGTAGGGAAGAAGTTTTCTTGTCCTAACCTTATATCTGTAGAATATGTAGCAGATTTTTGATATGGAGTTTCAGCACCTGCTAATGACTTACCTGTAGTAAACTGGTAATTATATTTCAAATCTGTAGTTTGAGGAAGTAAACTTGTAAAGTACGGTATTACTCCATCCATACCTATTTGTTTATCAACAGTTAATGCCCCTCTTGCTCCACCAAATCTACCTGAGGAGGTAGCGGCACTATCCGCTTCAAAAGTAAACCCGAATCCATCTACCGCAGTAATAGTTCTTGAACCCATTATCCTTGCGGAGGGAATACCATTATAAAGTGTATTTACATCTGAGTCTAGTCCTCTGATATCAATACTATCTCCTACTAATAAACTATGATTAGGAACGAGCACAGTAACTGTTGCATCACTGTCTGCCATATATAAAGGATTTTCTAATAATGATTGTCTTTGAACAGCACCATTTTCGAATACGGCATAACCGTCTGCTACATCAAACACTGCTTTATATATTCTAAACATTAAGTCTTTCGTTTGGTCTGGTTCCCATGTAGAACCATTCTGAGACTTAAAGAGTGAACCTAAAGAAGGTTGTTTATTAATCTTTTTCTCTGTTGAACCAAGTTCGAATTGCTGTGTTTCTGCTACATACACTTCGTAATCTTTTGATTCCGCAAGAACAACTATAGCATATTCTGTATCAGGTTGTAAAAAGATAGGTTCATCAAACTCGAATGTAGTTGGTTCAGCGAGAACTGCAGCAGTAGTTTGTGATGCAGGTAAAGTAATTGCTCCTGGATTTACGAACTTAACAGCATTCGCAATAATATTTGAAGAAGAAGGAACACCATTTACTACGGGTCGTATCTGTACTTCGATAGGAATCGCTAAGTCTTTTGATTTTATAAATAAATCTATCTTAGTAGCAAACATACCATAATCTTCTGTTACGAGGAAAGTTTGTGCTAGAGGGTCTCTTCTATCAACCTGCTCTAAGTCTGTCCATATAACTGGTCTTACTTGTTCTACCCTTGTACTGACAACAGTATTTTGTTCTTCACGAAGTATACCTGAAGCAGTGTAATTACGAGCAGCACGACTTGTTGCATTCTCATCGTTATTAGAACTTATATCAAGTAATTTAAACTCACGTGTTCCTGTAGAAAATCTTAATGTATCGCTATTAGGTATAAAGAAAGAACCTTCTATTTTTCCGTTAGCATCTGATACTAATTGTGTATTCCCTAAAGGATGAACTTCAGCATATGATAGTTTTTCAGAAGAAAGTTTCTGATAGTCAGCATCTGATGACATATTTTTATATGCCCCATCTGCTTGATTAACATAAGCATCAACTGATACTCCGTCGAAGAATGGCCAAAACCTTGTTACAGGTCTTAGACCTTCTGCTTTAAATCTTACTATTCTTGGTCTTATGAACGGTATAGAAATCCTAGAAAGTTCAACAGTATCTGTTATTTCATTAATTACATATGAACCATATGAAATACGTGGAGAGTAACCTGTTGGACTATCAGGGTCTTTTACGAATTGATCATCTCCAGGAGTTTCTGATAATATATTCCCTGTCTGGTTATAAATCGCAGCACCACAATATCCTTGATGATAATATGGAGTACCTGTCATGTTTCCTGTAAATCCTCCTATCGGGATTGACATATTATTCGTGTAATATAAAGGATAACTTACGCTCAGTAGTAATGGGTCTCCGACCTCTTCTACAGCAGTTTCCTCAATAACTTTATCAGGTAATGTTATGGTATCAATCCATTCGTCTGAAGCAGGAGATAACTGTAAGTTACCTATACCTGTTAGAACCGCGAAGGGATTTACATTCTCAAAACCTGTTACTTTAAGTTGTTCTATAGCAGGAGTATGAGTATGTTTGATAAATACAGTATCACCTTTTAATATAGTATTAGATGATTTATCTGAGTCGTATCTAAGGATAACATTATCTTCAATCGTTTGTGGTTGAAGTATACCAAGTGTTGGGTCAATCGCAGCACGATACTCTGGATTTTGTACATCAGTAAATGAGCGGTCATTAAAGTTATCTACAAAGAAACCTGACTTACTACGAGGTCTTCCATCTGAGTCTAAAACGAGTAAGGATGAAGTATCTAGTTCTAATAACGATAATGAAGTAACTTCCTCTAGTTTGTTAACACGTTTTTCTAATCTACCTATATCTTTCATGGTAAATCGTTTTGCCTCAATAGGTCTTACTACAACATCTTTTGCTGTTAAACCAAATGGGTTATGTTCTACTTCAAATAGACCTAGTGTCCCTGCAGGATGGTCTGGTACTGGGGAAGTAAAACCAGAAGTACCTTGTTTCGCTTCTACTACACCCTGAGTATTAATGAAAATTTTATCTGACCTTCTTAGATGGTATTGTGCCGTAAAGGTTACTGTATCACCATTCTTAGGCATCTCACTTATAGAAGCAGAGTCCCCATCAAATTCTCCGTCTTTATCAACCGCGGAACGGAAGTCAAGAACGTCGCGTAAATTTAATATTGTTCTTTCATTTACTTTATAGTCTGGTATATTTCTATAGTCCGAGTCAGTTGAACCATAAGAGTTAACAGAGAAAAAGTCTCCATCTTCTCCGTGAATAAAGTGTTTATATTTTACATAAACATTTCCTGTTGGGGGAGTAGCACCACCATTAAGAACGAGTCTACCAAGACCATAATGACTTGAACGTTGTCCATTATCGAGAGTAAATAAACTTGATAAATCTGCACCATTTGAATCTGTTTGTAGTATTTTACTTACAGAATGTATATCTGTTGCGCCAATATTAACATAAGCAATTCCTGTAACGTCAGAAGCAGAACCATCTGATTCTACAGCACGTGCTATAACTAAATCAGTACTCAGTCTTTTACTTCTTGTAATTGGAGCAGTTTTATTTACTTTTGCATATATTGTTACTGCTTTACTTGCCGTTAAACCAGCAAAGGTTAGTGTTGTACTTCCTGCACCTGTTACAGTATAACCTGATAAAACAGCACCAGTATCGTTACGCACAACAATTATTTCTGACGTATCTGTAAAGGACTCTCCTGTAGCAGGACTTGAGTTTAATACACCTGTTACAGTAAGTGAACCGTCTGCCGCAGAAGATTGTCCTGTTATTATTCTCTGTACTTTATAATTTGGTAAAGATATTGTTTTAGGTCTTGTATGGTCTAATGGGAAAATAAGATTAGTTTTATTTGATTCTTTTATGATTGCTTTACCAAGTTCTAAAAGAGGGTCTGCGTAATTTATTGTACTTGTACCAAAAGATTTGATGTTACGCAACTGTTGTCCAGTATTCATTTTGATATCAAATAAGTATACCTTAAACTGAGTTCCTGAAGGTTCTACATATCTAACTCTTGCTGTTCCTACTGTAGAACCGCCAAAAGTAATAGCACTTCTTAAACTTATAGTATCAAAAGTATTAACATCAAGCGTGCCTTTTAAAACTTCACATATAAAATATTGCCCATACCCAACACCAGCATCCTCTGCCGCTGCTACAGATAAATCTCTTGCTTTATCAAGTTCAAGTACTGTAGCAAATTCGTTTTCTGCACGATAACCGTTTACATAAGCAAGTCCTGGAGACACCGTAATTAATGACTTAGTTTTTGCTACATTTTCTGATAGGTCTGTCGTAAACCTTTTTGCTATGTAGTTACCTGACTCTTCTTTCGTTCTTGTTGCAAGCAAGTCATTTATCTTACTATAATTATCTGTTCCTCTTACTTGATCAACAATCAGACCATCTAATACACGACAATAGTACATGAAGTTTGTTGGTGTTCCACCCGCAATTAATGCGTCAACAAGTGTCTGAGTAGTAAGTTCTAATCTAATACGATATCTATCTGCTCCGGGTGAAGTGATGTTTGGAGTTGTTCCTTGATTATCATATAAGGAATTATCATCAGTAACTGTTATAATATCTTCTAATACTTTAAACCCTACTGTTGTTGTAGGACTCTTAGAATACTTAGAAATAATTAATCCTTGAGCATTTGCTCTTACGAAGTGACCTCTTACAAAAAAATCTCCTGCGTCATTATGTATTTTACAACCAAACCCTACTGCAGGGTCATCAACTGTATTGTCAGTTTGAACCGAACCTGCTGCTGCTCCTAAAGATTCACCAGCATTAAAAGTAACTGCGCTTGCACCATTAGTACCGCCAGAAGTATTTGTATATTGAACATAAATTGTTGCAGGGTCATTACCAACAGGAGCAACATATTCTAATACACGTGCCTTCACTGTTGAAACCGCGCCAGTAAGTTCTGTACCTACTAATGCTGGTCCATCTGTTGGAGTAGTTGCTAATTTTACGAAAGGGTAAGAATTATTTATAGATGGTCCACCTGGATTTACAGCAGCACCCTCTGTAAATATATTTCTACCAAAACGTTCAACCTCTTCCTGAATGATTGTTTGCATCTGAGTGAGTTCACGCGCTTGTAACGCACGACCACTATTGAAAAGTATTCGGTGAAAATTGTCACTACTGTCAAAGTCATCTTTATAAGTTGATGAAAAGACATTCGATGTAAATGTAGTTGGCATTGCTTTTTTATCCTAAATTTGTATTACTATTTTAATGTCTTCAGTTTGGTCTGCAGAACGAGTTACTGCTGCTCTATTATCTATATATAGCACTTCTCCAGTAGATGAATGAATTTCACCTGCAGTTAAAAAGGTTGAAGCATGAGTTGTCGCCTCTCCATCACCATCTGTTTCTGTAATATTTTCACCAGCACCAAAGGTTCCATAACCTGTAGTATCATTTTGATGAAAAAATAAACTAGCACCGTCAACTTTATCAACTACTGCTTTAAATCCTCCTGAACCATCACTTACTATAGTCTTATCAACAGTAAAAGCATCATTCGCCGCTGGGGTTCCTGTAAACGTCATCTTTCTCAATGCTATAGCAGTAGATTCACCACTGTCTAATAGAACCGCAACTCCCCCATCACTATCTGCACCAACCCTTGGATTTTTAATAAGTCCAACTTGACGGAAATCGTTTCCTATAATAAAGTCTCCGCTACCTTGAGCACCTGTTGGTTTTACAGCAAACATTACTCCGCTTGCCTTTAGGTCTTGTCTTGGGTCATTACCCAAACCACCTTCAGAAGAAAAAATAGGTCTTATCTTTGCTGGTTTTGATGGTGTTCCACCCGTAGATGTTACTGTCGCGTTTATGTAATTTTTTCCTAATGGGAAAGCAGGTTTATCAGCAGAACCAGCACTATCATCAATTTCAACAAGAGTTACTTTCTGAGCAGTCAAAGTTGCTTTAACGTGTGCCCCACTACCGTCTCCTACAACTGTTAATGTTGGTGTAGTACTATATCCTGCTCCACCTGAGTCAAGAACATACCCCACTATCTGACCTCTAACTGCAGCATTTTGTACTGCGAGTTGTTCTATATCTGCTGCTTGTGAATTACCATCAGTTGCACCTTGTAGTTTTACGGGAAGAAAGTTTGCTGCCATAAATTTACTTGCATCTAACGCAGATATAGAATATAAAAATTTCCAAGCATAATCATCGCTTGTTCTAAATGTTATTCCATCAGTATTGCCAGAGGGTTGTACTGTTGAAACTTTCGCAGTACCATTGTTATTTCTTGCTTGTTGAACACAAATATAAACTTGATTGTTATCGTTCATTACATAATATGTTTGTGTAGGATATCCTACTTGAGCATCATTATACGGTGAGTATACTGTGTTCGAAGTCCAGTTGTGACGAGGAACAACAAAAGTCGCATCCGCAACTCTCATTACAGATTGAAGAGAATTTCTAAACCTTCTTGACTCTACATCACTATTTACTACGGTAGGTGCAGTATCTGTTGCATTCCAATCTTCTGACCTACCAATGCCAATAAAGTAGTTATTAGCACTACTATCGAAGTTATCCAATATTAGTTGGATATTCTCTCTTTTAAATTTATCTGTTATTATTGCCATTTTAAGTTACTGCCCCACCATATGTTGATATTAATGCCCACTCATCTCCGTCCCATACTATCATAGCACCTTCGTGTTGCTGTAGTACAAGATTATTTCCTGGTTGAAAACTTGTTGGAGTGACTGTTACTGTTCCTGAATTTTTGTTTGTTAATATTTTAGTTTGTCCTATAACCGTACCATCAGCAAGAGTTGCTGTAAAATCAGAATTGCTGTTTAATAATACTGTTGTTGTATTAAGACTTATAGCACCTGCACCTGTTAATGATTGTGACGCAAAAGAAATACTATTACTTACTACGACTGGTGGAGTAATCGTAATTACTCCTGTTCCCTTCGCTCCTAAACTAAAACCAACGTTAGTATCATCACCTGTTGCTTCTAAAACAGGATTACTACTTGATGCGGAATTAGTTATTTTAAAATGGTTTACTGCATTTGCTGTGGCAGGAACTTCTATAACTTCTGCGTTGTTAGTATCATTTATACTTGTTGTAATCTTAGGAGTAGTGATAGCAGGTGAAGTAATAGTAGGTGTTGTAAGTGTCTTATTAGTAAGTGTTTGTGTGTGAGCATTAAATGTAAACTCATCATCGCCCGCAAGTAAAGGTAATGTTACATTTCTATCTGCCGCAAGTTCTGATACTGCAACGACATACTGATGGTCTGAACTAGTATCATTTATTTGTGGTGTTGTCAAAGTTTTATTTGTAAGAGTTTCTGTCGCAGTAATAAGAGATACTGTGCCTGTAAGGTCTGGAAGAGTAATCGTTCTATCTGCAGTTGGGTCTGTAGGAACAAGAAATGTCTGATTAGTATTACCAGTGAACTGAATACCATTTGTGTCTGAGTCAAATGAAACACCTGATGAAAAAGTACCAGATGTTGCTCCTAATAAATCGTAGAGTTCCGTGAAGTTCTCATTAATCTTTTGCGCACCCGCACGGAGTGTATCACCTGTGCCGTCGTTCGCAGAACTTCCCTTATTTAACGTTTGCTTTGCCATTTATAATATCCTAATTCTTTATTCTATTTATATACTTTTTTAACTCAAATGACCAAGATTTAATAAATATTGGTCGGAATCTGAACTATAAAATACGTGTCTATCTTGGTCTAATGTCTCGAAAGTGAATTCATTTGAAAGGTCAATACTTGAATCATCAAAGGTTGGTGATGATGCAATCTGTGCCTCTCGTAAATTCCCATATTGGTCTTGTATTTGTTGTAGAGTTACACCACTCGTTCCGTCAAACGACATACTTACAATCTCTGGTCTTATCCTACTAAGTATTCCGTCTGAGTCTGTACCAACATCGTCTACAAGAGAGGTGTTGTCAATAGATGCGAATGTCGCGAACGATGCCTGACTGTGAACCGCGAATGGTGGTGGCGGTTCTATTGTTACATCAGGTGCTATTATAGAATCTAATACCGAACTTACTATTTGTATTTCTGAACCCAAAAAAGTTCCGGCAGGATGAACGAATAATTTATATGCGTCTCTCCAAGTACTTTCTCCGATACTAATCTTTATAAGTATCGCGTGTTTCTGATACAATTTATTATTAGTAATAAACTTTTGACTTTCAGAACCTATATGATCACCTACATTAAATACATTATTTTTTGTATATACGACATCAGGGTCTACACCAAAGAATGTTCTAAAGAATTGTTGTATAGAATACTTCGTTCCTTTTGACCTGAATAATGTATTAGAGTATTTTGATGCTGCACGTTTGTCTTGGAAACCTTCAAAGAAAGACTGACCCAATAATAACTCGTCTTCAATAAAAGAAAGGAGACTTAAATCAGTCTGTGTTATATCTCTACTGATAAATAATTCGTCTACTAGTCTAGAAGGTGAGTCAGATGAATTTTCAAACTCATAATATTCTTCAAGTAATGTAATTAACTTAGGATACTCTTCACGGAAAAACTCTGGTAGAATTTCCTTTACCTCATAACGAGGGAAAACAAGTTCCCTTCTATTATAATCTGTAAGAGTGTTATCCTTATTATTTGCCATTAGTTGATAACACCGTCAGCAACATTTACAATCCTAGTGAAAGACTTATCTCCATCTAATTCTATAATATCATTTCTTAGAGGTGCTATAGCACTTTGGTTTGCGGGAACAACACTTACTTTAACAAAAGAATTTGCTCCAACGACATCATCTACTTGAAGACCTACTATATTTACAATGTCTCCTGAATAATCTCCAACATTATCTACAACAACAGTTGATGATACAGTATCAAATACTTCAAGTTGATTTGTATTTAATTTATTTCTTAAAAAACAAGAATTACCATTAAACTTAAATAAAGATGAAGTAACTCTATAGTTAACATCATCAGTAGAAGCGATACCAGCAGCATATCTAAGTTTATGATTTTCTAAAACAGTGAGGGTAGGTGTGAAACGTCTTTGCATTTTTATATTTTGTCTTGAAGATAATACAGATTTACTAGTAGCATCAACAAGAGTTAATACATTTGACCTACGGAAAGATTGTCCAAACTTACCTGTATTGGTCGCGAAGTAGGATTCTATAGCAGTGTTAACATCACCTTGTATTTGATTCCTTGATAATGTTGTAAGGTTTTCACTGAACTGGAAGAAAGTAGTTACTTCAATAAAGGTTTTTATAGGGTCTTCAAATTTAACATTAAAAGAAGCAACAGACAACTCATCTGAAAGTTGTAGTATTTCGTCTTTAATTCTTTGTTGTACTGATGATTCAACATCACCATTGAAAAGAATAGACACAAATACCACGCCATATTCTGGTTCGAGCGCATCTTCTCCGCCAAAGGATTGTATGTCTGATATGAATGATGAATAGTTCTTGAGTATCAATGCAGAGTAATCCGATGCAGTAACCATTCTGTTTTGTGATGCATACTGGAAAGGTGCATTTGTACGGATACTTTCTATACTTTCTTTTGAGTTACCACCTACCGAAGAAGAAACTGTAGAAACTGTAACAGGATAGTTTACGTTTGAACCATTTATATTCAGAGTGATTGAATTACTAGGAGTAAATACTTTTGCTCCATTCGCAAGAGCACCTGCGGTAGAAAGATATTCTACTTCTATCTTAGCACCTGCGATTGGTGCTTTACCGAGAGTAACACCATTACCAAATGATAACTCAAAGAAACCATTCGGTGATTCTCTTAGTATATAGATTGTAGAGTTTTCATTTATAACACTTGCCTTTACTATATCAGAAAATGTAGTGAACACACTTGTAGATGGTGTATCATACACTCTTACGATTACACTTGATATGTCAAGATTTTTATCAGGTATTACATATGTTGTATTATTTTTTGCTGGTAGAGCAATAAAAGTTTTGAAACGTTCTATACCTTCTTTTATTAGTATATTTAATTCTCCTGAAAGGTCAGTAAAAGAAAAGTTACCGCTTCCATCATTAGTTGCTGTTATAGAATCTGTTGTTTGAAACCTATAAACTATGTCATCAACGGTTGAAGTAAATTTAAAGTTTTCGCTTATATCTATTTTACTTGGCGCGCCTGATACACCTGTTAAATTTAAGGATAAGTTTACTGCTGCTTGTGATGCGTTTCTTGAATTAGGAACATACCCTATACCTTCAGCAAGAGATACAACGGAACTTCTAAGTTGAGCAGTGCTTAAAAATGATTCATTTAATGCGAAGTTTGCGGTCAAAGCATTATAATGTGTGTTGTAAGCAAGTACATCTAATATGCTTGATAATCCAGATGCTTGAAAGTTATAACTATTAAACTCTCCGGAGTTTTCTAGTGATGCTTTAAGACTATTTTTAATCGCATTAAAATCTAGTGCTGTTGAATTAATTGTTGTTGCCATGTTATCTTAACCTTGCGAGATTTGTAGTGAACTGAACCACCTCTGAAGTACTTTTTATTTCAAATGTTATTGTTACATCAATAGTATTTTTATATCCCTCTACTGAATTTACGATAACATCAACTATTTCTGCTCTTGGTTCAAACCTTCTTATGTTAGTTACAATTTTATCTTTTATAATAGTGTCGTCGCCATAGTCTGCCAACTCAAATAAACTACTCCTTATATCAGCGCCATAGTTTGGTCTAAAAGGTTTCTCAAGTTGGTTTGTCATAATAAGATTTTTTATAGATTGCTTTACTGCTGCCGCATCAAGTTTTTTGAATACATCTCCTGTTGTAGTTTTAACAGCAAGTGTAAGGTCTATATCCTTATACCTGCGTGTTCTACTTACAGAAACTGAATTGGTTCCTAAGTCTGCGTCTTCTTGTGCAAATGCTCTTCTTGTCATACGTTTATTTATATGTTTTTGTTAAGGTTTTTTACTTATTTCTAACTATTATCTGGTGTTGTTGCGGTTTCTTCTGGTTCTTTTGGTAATATTTCAACTAATTCTTTTTTCTGGAACACTTCGTTGTTGAAAACTGTAAAGATTTTACGACCAAACTCTTTATCTGGTACATCAAAGTCTTCAGGAACTGCTGGCATAAGAATCCCTATCTGAGCAGTAAGACTTCCGTCAGCATTATAGTCATCATAATCTAAGTACATCTCATCAAACTTAAGGTGATCATTCCAAAATTCTGCTACATCAAAAGTTTTCTCAAAATCTATTTTACCATTAGTTCCTATGACTTGATAATAGACTAATCGACCAAATGCCTTTGCTGCCATTATACTACTCCCTGAATCATTAGGAAGTCTGTTATAAAGTCCTTCGCTTACAATAAGTCGAACGTCATTAAACCTATATGTGTTTCCGTTAATTAAATCCATCGCGCGTGCATGTAAGGTTAGATTACGAGCAATCTCTCTCCTTTGGTCTTCAAACTTAACGTGACGAAAAGAAGTTTTATCTCCTCTTGCCCCAAGAAACTTAGCAATAGTTATCCCTCTCGCTAACTTAGTATAAGAAGTGATTACCTGTTGTGCTTCGGGGTTATATATTAAACTCGGTGTTACTATCATTTTCTAAACTTCTTTCCTTTATTTTCAATCGAGTTACCTATAGGAGTATAACCATATTTAGAATTACTCTTTCCTTGTTCTACAGTTCTTCCTGATAAATTTCCTGGAGGTATAGGATTTATGAAACCTGAGTTTAACTTACCTTCAGCAACAAGTAGTGTTGCGACCTCACTTGGTTTACCTTTCCCTGCGTTTCTGTTTGCGGGGTTTCTGAATGCGGAACGTATCTCTGAGATATTTGGGGTACTTCTAAAGACTGCGAAAGAACCATTTCTATAGTGTTCTCTTCCCTTGAAATCTTTTCTTACATGGTCTCCAGCATCTACCTTAACAAACTGTTTAGGTTTACCTATAAGATTTAATGGTGTAGAAGTAGTCTCTACATTATCACCTCGGATTACAGCAGCAATATCAGGTGCCTCTACAGTAATATGTCCTCCTTCTGTTTCTTGAGGGAAAGATGATAACATATCGGAAACTGCTAAAATTCCTGTTACCGCATTCGCTGCTGTTTGTAATACTCCTGCTGGACCAACAAAAAATGCTCCAAGTCCTGTTGCTGCAACAGCATGGTCTGCCCGAGTAGAATAAGTTGCTATCAAAGCACTAACCGAAGTGTTTGCCTTCTGAGAATGTAGTGCCTTATCCGCAGTACCTTTAAAGGTTCCGTGGAATATTGCGGTCTCGAAATCGTCTGCATCATCTGCGTCTTTTGCGCCAGAGTAGGTTTGACCCGTAAATCTCATAAATGGTCCACCAATCATTCCTCCACCTGCACCTACTAATTTAAGTTGGTTTATGGCATGCCCATATATATTATTACCTGCTATGTCAACCCTACTATTACCTGATAGAAGTAATCCTGTCTTAGCACTCAAGTCTAAGTCTCCTTCTACCATTACATCTCTTTTACCCTTAACAGAAAGTATATC